GGTTACTAATCCTTTATTTACTGTGTTTAATTCTAATTGTATTTGTGTTTCTGTTTTCTTTTCTAAAAATGAACCTAAATGCCCTGTTGGTTTATCTGTTCCAAAGTTAGAATGTATTACTGTTACTATGTGGCAATTTAATTCCTTTGACCATTTCATTAACTTCTGAACAACTGCATTGCTTTCTTCTATATTATTTACATCAGAACATAAATCTGCTATTCCATCAATAATTACCAATCCAATATCTGTAGCTTCTAATTTATCGTAAAGGTAGTATTCTATAAATTCAACTCTTTCTTTAAAACTTAATTGTCTTAATGCTAATGTATGGTATTTATCTGTTTTTATTCCTGTCATATCAATAGGACGTTTAAACACATTTGCAGCGTGAAAGTTCCCTTGTTCAGTATCAAAATGTATTAGGTGCTTATTATCTCTATTTGCCTTTAAATCGCCTCCAAATTGCTCTAATTCATCTGCTAAATATATTGCTGATAATAATGACACAAAGAATGTTTTTTTACTTTTAGGTGGTGCTTGTACAAAGCTAAAATTACCATAAGTTCCTATTGGTGTAGGATATTCTATTTTACCATCTTTAGTTTCGTAACTTTTAACACCAAATGAAATAGCAGGTTTTGGATGCGTTATCTTTTCTAATGGATTAATGAAACATTCTGCTTCAAAAACTTCCATTAATAATCTCTTTTCGTCTTTGTTTAATTCCATTTGTTTGTTTGTTTGTTAAAAAAAGGGAACTTTTACATTCCCTTTTGAGTATAATTTTAGGTAGACTAATCCCTAAATTAATAATTAATTAGAAAGGTAAATCTGAAGCTATTTCTTCTTTAGTTGCTTCTGCTTTTTTATCAGCAACTGATATAGTTCCATTTGTCCAGATGACATTTCCATTTCCTAAATACGTTTTAGGCTTCTTTGCTTCTCTTTCTTCTTTTGTTTGACTATCTGTTAAAGAAACATTTTGTCCCCATTGGTTAGATTCATCATTTACTCCAACTGTAAAGTTGTAATAAACCGCACCATCTTTTCCTGATACAAATTTTTCTTTTGGTAATTTGTCAACTCTTAAACTTACATTAATTAATGCACTCATATTATTTAATTTTATTTTGCTTACCTTTTTTTACTGTTGTCAGCTATTCAGCTTTATTAAAATGTCAAGTTTTTTGTGTAATTTACTTGACAAATATATTATTTAACTTTTAATAATTCGTCTTTTACTACTTTAGTCATTTTATACTTGCCTTCAATAGTTGCAATATTACCACCATTTTTTAAATATTCAATAGCTTTATTAAATTCTGGTGTATTTTTATTTAACCATTTTTTATCGTCTAATGCTGCACTAATTTCTTTTGGTGTTAAAGTTTCTGCTTTATCGTGTTTATTTGAAGCATCAGCATCTTGTGTATCGTCAATTAAAAGTAAATTACCTAAAGCATATTTTTTAGCATAAGAACTTGCTGAACCAAACTTTTGTGGCATTTGCATTCCTTTTTGTTCTAAATCAACACCAACTATAGCTGAAGCACTTATTGTGTCTAAATCATCGTTTATTGAAGCGGTAGACTCTAACATTGGAAATTGTAAAAATTCACTATGAACTATTGATTCTGTAATTGTAAAATTCACTTTGTATTTTTCGTTAAATGGTTTTAATGCTTCTAATATATCTTCAGCACTTCTAAAGTTATATTTACCAAATGAATTGAATTTTGATTTTGATGCTTTAAATTCTTTTTGAATTAAAGACAATTTTTGATTTAATGTTAGTTCCATTTTATTTTGTTTTTAAGTTATAAAGTTCTTGTTTAATTATTGTCTTATATTCTCTTGGGCAATTCTCATCAGCTAATTCAAAACAGTATGTTTCTAATGTTTGAAGATGGTTTTCTAATTTGCAAATTCTATCTTGCATTGCTTCTAATCTAAATCTGTTGTAATCTAATAAATCTTTCATTTGTTAAAGTGTTAAAATTGTTACTAAAGTAATAAATAATCCCCATAAAATAAATGCTAATCCGATGTCTTTTAAATTTTGTTTCATTTTGTTTGTTTTTAGTTTGTTATTTCTTTGGCAAATATATAACTGTTTTAGATATAAAAGTGTTAAAGAAAAGTTAAAGTTTTAAAATAAAAAAAGGGACACTAATTAAAGCATCCCTTTTCTAACAAACAATATATAAACATAGAACTACAAAGAATCTAATTTAGAATTATAGTATTCAATCATTTCAATCAAATCTATATCAGCAAATTTAACTATTTGTTTTGATTTAATTAATAAACTATCTGGTAAGTTATTATCAAATTGTGTTAAATACTTTGAAAAGGCATATTGCATACCTTGATTAGTTATATTGCAACCATAACATTGTACACCAACATTATTTTCATCCCAACGTGTTGAATAATGTCTACGTGACATAAAATGTCCACACTGAAGTTTCTTATAATGGTCTTTTTTATTACAGGTAACACAAGTAGCAATTTCATCAATAGCATCTTTACGCCTTATGTATTGACTAAAGACTGTATCTAATTTTATTACTAAACTTTTACGTGTTGGCTTTTTCATTTGTCAAATGTATACAATATCAATTAACAATATTTGTAAATAACTAATTTTAATTTATTGCAATAATGTCAAAAAAAACTTGTAATTTTGAAATGTTCTTAAAAACAAAAAAAGTTTAAAAAAAATAATTAAAAAAAATAAAATAAACAGAACAAAAAACAAAGTGTGTTGCGGATAATTATCTTCCTTGACCTTTGTATTTCTTTTGATAATTTTTAGAAGATTTTAATTTAGAAGATTTTGTTTTTGAATGTACACCTGGTCTTGAAATATTAGTTTCTATACGGGTAGAAACCACCGTCTGTTTTGCCATATTAAATAAATTATAATTATAATTAAAATATATCCTATTGGATTAGAAGTTTTCTCTATATTTTTAACTTTTGTATTTTCTTTAACCTTTGTAGTTTGTTGTTTATCTTCAATTTTAGACACTTTTATATCCTTTTTATATAAACTATTGTCTTTTGTATTAATGTGTCTTAAAACAACATTTCTGTAGCTTATACCGTTTACTACAATATCCTTGCAAGTATCTAATGGAGTTATAGTAAATTCATCAGTTGTAATGTCGTTTTTAGTTTCTATTTTAATATCTTCAACTGTAACAATTTTAGTAGATATTTGTGACAAACTATCCTTCTTAACCTCATCTATAATTACCTTACGTGTACCACAAGATGATAACATTGTAATTACAATAACAGCTAATAAAACAGATAGCCAAAACGTAATAAATCCTTTATTCCTTGAAATAAATGTCTGCTTCATAAATTCTTCTTTTAGTTAAACCTGCTAATTTTTTTGTTCCTACCTTATCCCATTTTAAAAACTCTGTACGTATAGATGGGTCTGTATGATTTATATTTACTTTCTTTAATAGCGTACTATTCATAAAATTTGCTACTCCTACATTATAAGCGAAAGATACCAAAGAATTGAATTGATTTTGAGTTATTGGTGATTTAACACAAGTTGAAACTCTTTTAGCAAATTTGTCAGCAATATCCTTAAACATATCAAATGCTTCTGCTTTTGTAATTGACTTATCAATCATAGTTACCTTTCTGCCATCTCTATAAAATGTATTGCCATAGCCAATAGTGGCTAACTTAGCAGGACATAAATATGGTTTAGCACTAAATCCTTCAAACTCGCATATCATAAGATAGCCTTTATTGTCCAACTTCATCTTTTGGTTTATTTAATGATTCATAAATTTTTACACCTGTATATATAATAGATAATAATAATAACATTATTTTTAACGTATTCTCAATATTAGTGAACGTTATAACCATTGTAAGCGAATTAAGTAGGTACAGTTTAGCAGATTCCATTTTTAACTTTTTAATTTTGTAACTATATCGGTAAATCCTTGTATGCTTACATAAGCAGTTGCTATTACTACCCAATCTTGAGATGTTAAATCTCCAGCGAATAATGCACAACAAGCTATTACAAACACCATTAATTTACGTGATATTATCTTATTTAATATTTTATCTATTTGTTCTTTACTCATAATTCAACAGGTTAACCTAAAACTTCTTCTAATCTATCGGCTTGTAAAAACCAATATCCGTCACCTTCTTGAATATCTGTCCAAGTTAAACAGTCGTCACCACAAGGCAATCCAAAATAAGCGTTTACAGTATCTAATGCTGTTTGTGCTTCCTCGTAAGTGTTGTATCTATATTCTACCATACGTTATAATATGTGTTAATGTTTGATTCTATTCCTGTTCTATTTGATGTTCCTACAAATGATATTACTTCTGTAATATAACCATTCATATAAATATTTATTGAATATAGTCCTAATCTTATTATTATGTTATTACCTGTCATAGGTGCTTGTACCGTAGTTGGTGTACGTAAACCTCCATTAGCGTAAGCATTTACAACAGTTGTTCCACATATTAATTCGTATAATCTCGGTTGATTTGCTATATTACCATTAGTCCAAACACTTACATTTCTATATGCTATGTTAACCCCTTGAGGCAACCAAAAAATATTTGTGTTTATAGTATCACCCATAGATAATATTGCATTGTTTGTAGTAGCTAATGAATTTCCAAGTGCATAACTAGATACATTGTTTAAAGGTACAGAAGCGTCAGCTAAAGTCAATCTTTGACTACTAGCACTTGTAAACCTAACCGCTACTTTTCCTCCTGATAATTCTAAATTTCCTAATTCTACTAATCTTGGCTGTTGTCCTGCGGTTGCATTTGTTGGATCTTTACCATTACCACTTTGGTCATACCAAGTTACTACAAAAACACTTTGATTAGTATTTACTCCATCAGGGTTAGTATATCCATTCACAATTGACGCACAAAATTGTCCTAAATTAGTTGCAGTTGTAGTAGCACCTGAAACATAAGTTATTTTACTTGTTAAACTAATTGTATTAAACACATCAAAATCCAAATCAACTGTTGTTGTTAGTGTATTTGGTGTTGAATTTGTTCGTCTGACTCTTAAACATTTACCAGTATATGTGCTTTTTAATTTTCTTAAAGAATAAGCGTGATATGCAGAAGGGTATAAATCTAAAATAGAAGTATATGTATTATAAAATTGATTAAACCCAATGTAACCGCTTTGTATAGTAGTTGAGCCTAATTTAACACTTGTGTCTGCATTTACTGTTCCAATTTCTATTGCCATAATTTATGCAGTTATAAAATATAAAGTTGTAGCACTAACAGTACCAGCAGTTACAAAAGCAGAATATTGAGCAGCAGTTACAGTTGCTATTTTATTAGTTCCAAATGTATCTTGTGAACTTACTTGAACACCTGATGCACCTGCTACAACCGCACAAGCAGCTTCAACATAAGCAGTAGTTGCTAATCTTGTTGAATTATTTAAAGGTGTTTGAGTAGTTCCTGTTGTCCCTGTTGGCAATGATGGAGTACCTGTAAAAGTTGGAGAAGCTAAAAGTGCATAACCGCTTAAATCTTGGTCACCTGTATTACTTCCTGATAAAGTAGTTATTCCTAACTTTGTTTTTATAGTAGTAATAGTTTCATCACCAGTATTAGTTCCACTTAAATTACTTGCACCTATTGTCCCTGTAAATGTTTTATCTCCTGCAAATGTTTGGGTAGTTGTTGTAACTACACCTCTTACAGTTGCACTTGCACTTGGTAAATTAAATGTATGTGTACTTCCACTTGAATTTATAGCAAAGTCTGTTCCTGTTGTTCCTGTTGCAAAATTTTGAACTTGTGCTTGTAATCCATTCAAAGCAGTTAATCCAGCAGTAAAGGTTGTTATTACTTCACAAAGGTGTCCATTCTGTGTATGTAGTGTAATTGTTTTGCTTGAAGCATTTACATAAACTCTTATCGCTAATCTATCATTGACTGTTAATACCGTTTCAGGGACTGCTAATGCAGTGAAATAAGCATCGATAGCTGTTCCGTTTGTTATTCCTTCAGGAGCAGCAGAACCACTTGCAATTAAAGTAAATGTAGTTCCATCGTATTTATACAATTCAGCATAAAATGAAGGTGAACCACCAGCAGAACTTGAAGAAAAGAAAAATTCTAAATTCCAATTTCCAGCAGGAATAAGTAATAATGATGGGTCTGCAACATCAGTTATAAATGAGGCTATATATCCATTTGTATTTCTATTAAAATCTGCACCTGTTCCTATTACCGCTGTTTTACTAAACTCATAGTAAGTTGTACCTCCAAATGTACCTTGACTTGTACCACCGTTTAGATAATAATTAACACTTGAACCTCCACCGCCTGAACCTCCAACTGAAGATATTTGTCCGCCTGTAATTGTTATATTAGTGCCAGCAGTTATTATAGAACCATCAGCTGCTAATATTTCAGATGAAGTACCTCCTTGTTTTATTAATTTTTGTGCAGTTAATTCTCCAGCATAATTAATAGATGCTAATACATCTCCGCCATTTTTAAAATTAGCAATGTTAGCAGTAGCTGAATCAGTGTTAAATTCTCCTGCAACTCCAGTTTCCGAATATCCAAAAACACCTATTCCTGTATTAGAACTTCCTTCAACACCAGTTCCTGTATCAGCAATTCCAACAATAGCTTTACCTGAAGCAGTTTGTCCTGTAACAGGGTTTGTACTTCCACCGCCATTTACAAATATTGGATTTGTAGTAGTTGCACCTAAAGTAGTAACAGATTGAAGGTTTTGGTCGCCTGTATTTGTTCCTGTTATTGCTGCTAATTTATTCTTTTCAGCAGTTGTATAATCATTTAAAGTAGCACCTGCTAATGTACCATTTCCTAAAGGAACTAAAGCATCATCTCCTGTATCTGAATTAATTGTAAAATTACTTGCAGTTTGTGTAGTGCTTAAATTTGTACTTCCACCACCTCCGCCACCTGTAACTTGATTAATATTTACAGTAGTTAAATTTGGATTTACAGTTATAGCAACTGTTTCTACTGTTTCATAAACATTAATATCTATTATATCGTTTGCCATTATCTTGTTACATCATTAGTTATTGAAAAGTTTCCACTTATATATGTCTTAACAGTACCATCTGCTTTAATTAATTCAATGTCATAAATATAATTTGCAGCATCTAAATTTATAATTTGTCTATTTATTTTAAATAAACCTGTAGCAGCATTTGTAATTGTTATTCCTGCACTTGCAACTGAAGTTAATGAAAGAAATATTACTCCTCCATATTCTTTTCTTAATTGCATACGTAATGTGCATCCGGTTAAATTTAAAGCTACCGAATTAACAAGCATTTGAAAGTTTACTAATTCAAATGTATCTCCTTTTATATGTGTAAAATCTAAAGCCATTATTTGTCTTTATTTAGTTTGTTTAAAAATACCTCTAACTTTTTTACGTTAGTTTCTTTTGGCTTGTATGTTTCTTTT